CGGAAGATCCTATTGATAGCCTTCTGGAGCGTAACGGTGAGGTCACCTTTGACTTCAGTAACCCTTGCTGTCATCTTAACACCGATACCCATTAGACTTTGGCTCCTGCCAGTTCCGCTTGCCACTTCTGTTCTTCCATCGTCCGGATCTGGTTGAATGCCAAGATCAATGACTGTGCGATGATGTCTTCCTCCATCTCATCCCAACTGGCTTTTACACCAGGAGGACGAATACCGAGTCTTTCACATGCTTCCCACACAGCAAACTCCATTGATCTTCCTGACGGAAGATACAGTTTCCTTACTCCGCCGCCTCCGCGGTAAAAAAACGTTCACGTGCTTCGCGCATCCGATCTTCGCTGAGACTGTTGGCCTCCATGATCCCGTCCATGATCTTGGCGGTCTCAACGTCATTGAGTCCGGATTCACGAAGTTCGTCTTGCCACTTGACCCAAGTTTCAGGATCTTCTGCCTTGACGAGTTCCCATTCAAGACCTTCTGTTGCGTTCAAAGACGCAACGAAAAGCCAAGATGACTTTTTCAAGCCCCAGGCATCAAGGGCTTCTGTGTACTGTGGTTCATTGATGAGAATTTCATCCGGCTTGCCCGAGTCCGCAGGAAATGTCTTTTTGCGTGGCTCAGGGCGCGGACAAAGTTGTTCGAATTCTTCGTAATCAGTCACAGGCCCACATTTGAACACAATGTCGGCCGGTTCGCCCGCGTCATCAGTACGCGGAATGATCACCAGGACAGGTTTCGCAACTGCAAGTTTTTCGCCACCAATCTTCATCACTCACTCCTTCCAACATGTAATTTGGGGTTAGGCGGGTGGCCCAATGCCACCCGCCATCCCCAAAAATCAACTACGTCGAGGTCTGCGTGAACCGGGAGCTGACGGCTTCCGTCACATTCGCGCGACCAGAAATTGCAAACGTACCGGCACGAAGATCGTAGTCAATCTGTTCCCAACGGAACAGATCAATGACGGTGATCTCCAACGGATCGGACGCGGCAACCGTTGCACCCGAACAGACGGGTACGTGCCGCACTTCAAGCTGCACAGCAAACGGCTGACAGACATCAGTGTCAACAGACACCCAGTTGTCCGCAGCAGGTGCAGCTTCACCCGACCGTTTCAACGCATCGATGAGCGTCGGAGCATCACCCGCAAACGCGGTGATGAATTCCCAGACGCCATCGAAGCTGACTTCGACCGGCTGTTCGTCGCCTTCGTTCACGATGTCCAAGCGGCCACGGTCAAGAACGTAATTCATTTCTTGCCGCTCGGTCCACGTGAAGTTTCCTTCACCGATCTTGATCTCCAATTCTTGCGCTGTTGGCGTTGTACCATCCCTGATGATCAGGGTGGCATTCTTGAGGTCGATCTGCCCGTAGGCAGGATCGAACACATTGTATGCACGGAGCTTCATCTTTTTTAGTCCTCACACAAGGTTAGACGGAAGTGACCTTCGACAGTCGCTTGCATGACATTGAGACTGGCCTCTACTTGGCCGAAGTGGGCGGCAACGATTGCACGCTCCCTGAATTCACGACGTAATTGCAAGCATCCAATAAACGACTTGTCATTTGCCACATCAGTTGGGCAACCATATTTGAAGACCGGAATTTCAGCGTTCATCGCTTGGACGATTATCCCGACATATCGGTGTATTCGCCCGATGTCCTTCTTTTGAACAACCGTGATAGCGAGATTGATCTCGACATCATGGTGCCAATAGTTGTGACTCACTTCTTCGGACTCAGGGCCATCAAGCCGAAACTCAATGTACTCAGTGTCCTTGTCCGTCGTTCTCGGTTCACCTTCAACAAAGTACTTGAGGGATTCGTCGTCTTCGACGATTTTCCTGAAGTACTCAACGGCTGACAGGAAGATCCATTGTGGTAGTCTGGTGTTTGGCATTATGGTGTCGGAGCCTCGCTCTGAACTTCTTGAACCATAAGACCAATAGCTCGTCCTTCAAGGATTGTTTCGATCTTCTTGATCTCCCAGCGTTTGCTGTCAAATTCCACGTGACTCTCATGATCAATCACGTAGTCCTTGGGCAAATACTTGGATTCAATAATGATCGGACGCGCAGACTTCTCAAACAACGCACCATATGTGAAATTTTTGTTCGCAGCAATGAACGACAGATCGTAGTCAAAGTCTCGTTGACCGGCAGAAGGCAAAACAATTGCCCGACGGATCTTGGTCTTATCCGTCTCGATCTCAAGACAACCTTCCGTGAAGTCTCGCTCGGTGACCGTGGGACGAACGATCACGATTGCGCGACCATACTCTCTGTTGAGAGCATAGATCGTTTGTCGTATCATTCTCAGTTGACTCATGTTTATCCCTCGGTTTGGGAGCGGCCCGTCATTGGGCCGCTCCCGCCGAAAAGCTCCTTAGGAGAGCATTACCGCGCCGAGATCTTCGTCCAGCACCTTCACGCCGGCCAGGAAGTCCAAGGTCACCAGATGGCCCTGTTTGTTGCCATCGTAGGTGATCGTCACACGAATTCCCACGTTGTTTGCGGGATCGTTCACGACGGCCGAGCTTGCACCGGTTCCGGCCATGGCCGCTTCCAACGGACGCGTCACCAGAGACAGACAGTTCCGGTGGAACGTGAAGTTGTAGTTGCCCGCCGGACCGATGTTCACGTTGTCATCGTTGGCGATGGCCGTCTCCAACGGACGGTCGAGCGTGATGCCAACAAGTCCCGTGTCATCGGTGTCGATGATCACATACTGCTCGGTGCCCACACCAAAGCTGACCAACTGGCCAACCTGCGGCGCAACCGTGAAGCCATCGACGACGATTTCCTTGGCGTAGCCGGGCGTGCCGTCGGCCAGCAAGCCAGCGTAGCCAGCGACGAGGTTGACTTCACCCGGCGCATAGATCGTGATGACGGCATCGTTGGCCACCGCAAACTTCAGCGGCGTGTCGAGCGTGATCGACGTGACCGGATCACCAACAATCGCTTCGATACGATGCGGCGTGTCATCACCCGCAATCGTCAGATACGCACCAAGCGGCGCGTCTGCGGCTGCCGTTCCACCGTCAACGAGCAAGACCGTGTCACCCTTCGCGTAACCGGCAATGAGGTTGACCAACGTTGTCACAACAATCGTGTTGCCCGCCGCAATGTCGGACATGTTCTGCGACAGCAGCAACCAGATGCCGAACTTCTTGCCCAGAGACGCTTCACGCAGGGCCGTGCCATCGTCACCGATCTTGTCGGCCGTCATGAAGTTGTCGATTTCCAGGTAGTCCGTTTCGGCTTCACTGGTCAAGGTCTGATACCGCGTCTGCTGCGGCACCTTGTTGTCGTTCATGACCTTGCGAGTGCGCGTCAGCGAACTCTTGCTGGCACCGTCACCGAGCTGACCGGCCGAGTTGTTCAGGAACTGCGCGAACTGCGCCAGAACAATCTGGTCTGTGTGTCGCGCCATCGCGATCATGGCCGGTTCCAGGTACGTCACGATCAGATCTTGGAACGACTTGGAACGTTCGCCGTCCTTGATGAGGAAAGACACGTGGACGTGCTGGTCCAGGCGGACAGCAACGTTTGTGCTGACTGCATCCTGTACCGTCACGTTGTCGGCGTCAACCTTGCGCTTCGCCTTGAATTCCTGCGGCTTGCGCGTGTTCACCACGTCGCCAAATTCGGCGACTTCGGATTCGAAATCACGGTGGACAAGGGCAGCAGCCACCATCTGCTCAACGAGAATTGCGATACCTTCCTGTGCCCACAACTCAGGGATGAGGGCGCGGTTGTCGTTGTCGAAAGCACCGGCGAAGATCGCCAATGCACGCAGTTTCATTGTCTTCACGGTCGTAAACTCCTTATTGGTTCTGGTGCGCAAGTTTGCCTTCCTTACGCTGTTTTTGGTACTCAGAGGTTGACATCCCTTTGACATCCTGGGTCGCCACACGGCCACCACCGGCGTTTCCTCCGCCGACACCACCTGTACCCTTTCCTTTGAACAAATTGCCGTACTGAACATCGTCTTCACTCATCCGTTTCACAGCATCACGCACGGACAGATCGAGCGTGACCGGATTTTTCGTTTCAGGATCAATGTCGGGATAGCTCACAACGGGCGCCATTTTGCCCGTCGGCTTCCCATCACTATCAACAGTTTCCTTCACCACCGTCATCGGCGCCAAAATCGCAGGAAGAGCAGGTCCGGGCATTGCTTCGAATTCGCCCATCGCGCCGACGATCGCTTGGTCAATCACATTTGTCTCATAGAGACTCTTGTAATGGGCCGTTTGACCATTGGCGGTTTGAAGAGCTTCAGCATGGGCCGTTGCTGCTTTTTCCGCTGTTTCCTTTTGGATCTGTTCGGCGGACTTGAAGCGGTTGTTGGCGTCTTCAAGCTGCTTGGCGATCTCGTCTTTTTCGTCCTGCGACATCTGGACTTTCGAGGTCAGATCTTCAACACGTGTTGAAAGACCTGCGGTGTCCTTCTTCATGCGCGCAACACGCTCTTCGACGATCTTGCTGACTTGGGCTTCGGTGAAAGTCTTGGCTGCGCCGCCACCCTGGCCACCGCCAGCGGCACCACCGCCACCTTCGCCACCACCTTCGCCACCACCTTCGCCACCACCGCCACCACCGCCACCTTCACCGCCACCTTCACCACCACCTTCGCCACCACCTTCGCCTTCGAAAGCACTGGCAAAGATCGAACGTTGACGCAGGTTCAGAAACGCAAACACTTTTTTCTTGTTCTTCATCTTTCTTTTCCTTACACCCTACTGATTCTGATTTCTTCAGCATCGCGCAAGAATGACATGATGAATTGCCAGGCACGCGCGGAAGTGATTCCGTTGGCAATCCATTCTTGCACCTGCTTACGGTCGTAGGTAGTCCGTACTGAAGAAAATCCCCTGTTTGCGGCCGTCAGGTTCTCGATCTCATCTTCGGTTGATTTTCCATCCAACAGTGACATGGCCTCAAGAGCACATGCTTGTTGAATGGCAAGAGGAACAACCGTATCCTCACCCCTGGGAAATTCATTGACTTGCAATTCGTCAGCTTTGCAACCACGAAAGTTCAAGTTATCGATAGCGCGGGTCGCATCGATCAAAGCCAAGTTACGTTCGGGGACTTCAGCACATTCCCATGCCTCATGTTCAAGGAGGTTTCCGGTCAGATACGCATCCGCATCTGGTTCAGTCATGTATTGAGGCATCTATTCGCCCTCCCCTCGGGTCTTATCGGTAACAGTACCATCTTCATCCGTTTGCCGCGATTGTTGTTTCTCGATCTTGCCACTGTTAGTCTGTCCATCTTCGTCTGCCACGCCCCGAGCTTCTGGTCCCGCTTGTGCTTCCTTGATTCTTGCAAGTCGTTCCGCGTGTTCCTTCTGTGCTTCTTCGGTTGTTCCTTCAGGATAATTCTTCGCTTTTGCTGCGTCTTTAGCCGAAAGGATGCCTTGCTCAACATCCTTCTCAATGATGTCAGGATCAATAATCGTAAAGTCAGCGTCGTCGATTTCTTTTTCCATTTTCGTGAGATCTTCGTCAGAGACGCGGTTCCCCATGACAAGATGAACCGTCCGCTTAGCCACGGCTTTCTTGTATGTCGGTGACGGGATTTGAATTGCAGACTCCCGTAATTCTTTTGCTTCTGTACGTCGATCTTCATCCGTGCGGATGTCCCAATTCTCAGGATAGTTGACCGTCGCGGATTTACCACCTTCATACGAAGCCCAAATTTCTGCGAAGTCACGTTCACCAACTTCAAGTTCAAGCCCAATGGCCGAGAGTCCTGCTTCCAAGGCTCGATCATCGCGGTCCTTACTTTCAGCGGATGCACGTGTTGCCGTCACACGCGAGAGAGAAAGATTCATCAGGTTCCGGATATCCTGCTTTAACTCTCCTTGCTTTTCCATGCTTGCGCGAAGAGGTTCAGCAGAAGGACTGAGAAAGATCGGATAGTCCATATCCTTGGGAATCTGCCGTCCGGATGTACCGCCTGTTTTGATTTCCTTCTTCCCAGCAGTTTGTTGCGCGGCCTCACCTTCATTATCGGGGTTATTCGGACGCTTGATGTGTTGCGGAGAAGAAACAGGGTTGAACTTCTCAACATAGAATGGGTAATTCGATTTCAAGGAATAAGAAATATCGGAAGATGCCATGTTCATCAAAGCAATCTGAACATCACAAACATCTGCCAAGAGACTATCGGAAAGTTCCAAGATCACAAAAGGAATACGAGGAATGTTGAGTGCGATAGGCCCGCTTGTATCCGGTAGACCATTCGGGCTGATTGTTATGCCCTTACTGTCGAAGAACTGAATAAAGACTTGACCATTTTCAATCCACAACATACGGTACCGAGTTTGTTCCTCTTGCGGAAGGCCAAGAGATTCATGTTTTGTAAAGAAATGATCTCGGAGTAGGACCATTTGAAGTTGTGAGGGCTTTCCATCCGCCGTGAACTCCCAATTCAAGATATCTTCAGCTTGATAAAGATAAGAGTACGGGCGTTTGCCGCGTTGATCGGCTGCCGTCTCACCAAAGAGAGGTGGCATGTCAACATACAAACCAACCTTACCCATTCCTGCCAACTCTTGAAGGACCTGCTGACCAAGGAAACTATTCATTGAGTTTGAATTAAGATCAACACCACCATTGAGACCATCTGTTGACTGTTGATAGTCACTGGAACCACCAGTACGTGTCACATCGATGAGACGTTGGTGAATTGAGTTTGTCACTTCAAGAAGATTGGATCTTGCAAATGAAGGGACATACGTGATAGCCTTACGCCGATCAAAATCAGTCGTATCTTCACGATCGCTGAACTTTTTCAAGTATTTCTCGACGTACTCCCTTTGACTTTCAAGAGTGTAACGATACTTTTCCCAATTCGCTGTACTGTGAGTGTACCTCGGGTGCACAATATTGCCAATATCTTCGACCTGACCAATACCCGCAAGATGTGCAGACAGCAGAGGTTCAGTCAGCGCCGTATGTGGGAAGTACGCTGGATCGAAAATCTTGTGTGCGCGAAGTTTCGTCTTACTCACAGTGGACTCCTGATGTCTCGCGGTGAGCCAATGGCTGCCGCAAACTGTAGTGCGATCTCATTGTATGTTCTGGCGTGTGCAAAGTGGTCAGCACTTGAACCTTCGACATATCTCGCGATCGGATTACCGCTTGAATCTTTACTGTACACACGCACAGGTGCTTTCAAATGTGCTCTATAGTCCAATGACACGTCAACAGGTAACTTGATGTCTTGTGTCTTGAACCGACCTAACGAAAGATCCATCCAAGATGTGCGGTCAACAGTTACCATGTGTTCGTCTTCATTCACGTTGATTTCTTTTTCTTTGATGTTATTGCCATAGAAGCACATACTTGCATAGTCATGCCAACGGCGACAGAACTCAGCAGCCTTTCGACGCTCGGGGTTGGCATCAATGACAACATAATAGATGCCATAGTCGAACATCAGACGATCAAGATGTTCAAACTCGGCCATCCGTTGTTCAAGAATTACTCTAGGGCTGGCAGAAAGATTGATGTCATTATCAATGAGTGTCGGTGCAAGCGTCCACTCGTTAATCTCAACATCAAGCCATGTACCGACATCGACACCCATCGTGATGATTCTACCGTTATTCGTCGGACCTTTCTTGTGTTGGCCCATGCACGTTTCGATCATGGCATCGGTGATCCGTGCACCTTCAACAATGTGCGGCTCACCGAGCTTGGAGTTGTGGAACTCCTGCTCATCAGCGGGATTGGTCTGCGCACGGAAATGTGCCTTTGCAATCTCAGCAGGCTTAACAGTTGCAGCATACAACTGATTGACGTGGAAGCCTCTAACGCCGCGATCCTTGTGTTCAGGAACCCAATCGCCCTTGCCAATGAAATCGGGCTTAGCTTTGTGGTTCAGTTCCTTCTTGCAAAGATGACAAATAATGTGTGTGTTTTCAATGCTAAGATCGGAGATGTGATCGGCGGTGATCACAATGTTACGTGGGAAAAGAAGATCAATGATACGACCACAGTGTGGACAAGGGAAGTACCAGTGTTCCTTTGTTGACTCATTGAAATAGCGATTGATCCCGTAACCATCAATCGTAGGTGTCGAGATCTTCACTTGCTGCTTCACAAGCTGACCAGACATCCGTTCCTCTGCAAGAGTGATGTTCTCTTGGTTCATTTCATCGACTTCATCAAAAGCGATGAAACCGGCAGGAACGGATTTCAATTGGGATCTTGAACGAGAGCCACGAATATAAAGGTTGACTGAACCTGCACGCTTGTGACCAATATTCTTGACCTCGGAGAACAAGGCCGATAGGTGATCTGAAAGATCAAGTGCAGGATCAAATCGGGCTGCGGAGAAGTCCGAAGCGTCAGGCGTCTTGGTCGGCAAGACGTACAGGCAGTCAACCCTTTCAACATCGATCTTGTAAAACGTTCTGTTGAGAGCGGTCTCGGTAAAACCAACCTGTGCACATTTCTGACCTACCCAATCAACATTGCAATCATGCATTGCCCTTGTCCAGGGATGCCACTTGGAAGACCAATGACCAGGGAATGGCTGTCCCATGATACGAAACTGCTCAGCCCACCGCGTACATGTAGTCACAGTGGAGCGTTTCAATCCGGCGGACAGCCTGTCCCTAAACATTACTTCCATCTTATGCATTAGCAATGATCTGCCTCACAACCTTCACGGCTCGGGGTTCGTTCCACTCCACAAAGTTGTCTGCTGCAAACTTCGCTTGCGCAGCAAGGTCAAGAAGATCGTTAAGAACCAAGACCCCTGTGTCATCAGAGTCAAAAGTGACTGTCAAGAAACCAATCTCCGGAGAATCAACTTGGATCTTCGCGTCGGGTGATGTGAGTTCGATATCCGCTGCATCACCTTCGGCTTTCCCTGTCTCCTTAAGTGCAACCTTGATCTCAAGCGCAAGCCCAAGATTCTGCTCACGGTCGTCACCACGACGACACTCAAGAACAAAAGTGATCTGGTTGCCTCTTATCAGTTCTAGTGACATCTTAGGCTTCCCTATCCAAAGATTGGTGTTCCAGTGATCGACAGTCCAGACGCGGGTCCCGGTAGCAAGATTTCAATTGTTCCGCTTGTGAGTTGTGGCGGCGGCGGTGCTCCTTGAGGCCCAATAGACAAGATCCCAGGTGTATTTCCGAATGCAAAACCCGCAGGAACAAAATTGTCCCATGCGTCGGAGAAATCAACAAAAATGAATCCACCACCAAAATCAATCAAAGATACAAGGAGCTTACCGTTGTCAGAATTCTTACAAACAAGCCCATTGATTACCAGATTAGAGGGATTGATGAAGCCGCCTGGATCAAAGATCGTATACGGTGGACCATAGCCAACAACAGTTTGCCCTTCTGGTGCGGCTGAACTGCGAACGATGTTGCTAGGATCACCCGCACCACCATTGGTGGCATAATGAAGACTCCCAGACAACCCACTACCATTTTGTCCAACAAGTATTGGATCTCGTGATCCATTTCCATGGAGTACAAGTTGCGTTTTAGCAGCATCCTTGTAGAAAAAGACATCAAAGTTGGCGCGTACTGCTGTCCAATAAAGATAGCCGTTGTCAGTATTCAAATCGGTTGCACCGTTGATTATGAGCGCATCCGGGTTAAGCAGGATTGCTTTTCCTGGACCACGTACACGCCAACAATCAGGGCCATAGAATACACTTGCGCCAACACTGGCAACACGTTTCTTGGAGGCAGCCATTAGGAGACTATTCATGCCATTGCCTCCCCTGCGAAGAAGGCAAAGATCTCACCATCAATGATCATGACATCAATGATATCAATGTCACCAACACCGATACTCAATGTGGGTGGTGTATTTTGGTCCCACTTGGCTCCGGTGATCGCAAGAGTATTTGGTGCACCAGCGCCTTGACGTACGATCAGTGTGGCTTGAATTCGTTTGCCAGCAGGGATGTTGGAGAATGTGATCGTTGTATTGCCTACGATCGTGAGATCAAAAGTATTCTGACCGTCAAGATCAAGTGCTGTGGCACCTGTCACACCTGTTTGAACATCAAGAGCCTCACGATGCCCATTAAGATCCGCATTATTGGCGGGTTGTCTCTTATTAATGAGTCGAGAATCATTACCCTGGACGACTTCACCCGCAGCGGCATCGCCTCCTGCGGGGACATTCTTGGCGGCGGCTGTCCCCGCATTGCTGATGTCAGCAAGGACATGGCCGTGCGCTGTAGGTGTACGCGCATCAGTAAGTCGAGTATCCGATCCCAAAACAACCTGCGATACTGTGGCATTGCCAACAGCAGGGACATTCTTGGCTGCTGCCGTTCCTGCATCTGTTACCTGTGATAGATTGTGGTTATGTGACTTAGGCGGGACAGATGCTACAAGAGCCATCAGAGTTGATGTCCGGGTAGAACCAGGCCCGCCGGTAGCAACTTGATGCGGGATCAAGACGCCACCGTCAGGTGTCGGGTCACCGGGTAGATCTCTGAATTCTCTGTCAGCCATTAGACACTCACCAGTTTGTTTCCAGCGTCGTCAACAAGATTGTCACCAGGATCACCAATCAAAGACCCTGCAACGGCACCCGGTTGTGCTTCGTCCGGACGTTCTTTGATCTTCACCCGTGGATCATCCGAAACGATATCAAGCCTACTCCTGTTTGAAGTAACTTTAAGAGAGGTACCGTCTGATACCACACCCAAAGACACCTCTTCAGATCGTGCCACAAGCGTCGAAACATCTGACTCAATCGAGCCAAACGGGAAGAAATGATTAGAATTTGGTAGCACGGATCGTCCTTCCTGAGTCTTCGATCTTCTTGTCCAACTTGTCGTCAAGGTAGATCGTCGCTGCCGTTGTTCGCATTTCTGCTTCGGCTTCACGTGCTTTCTCATCGTTGTTTTCCATCGCTTGCAGCCCATGCTCAGCAAGCATCACTTGGATGTCACACAGATCGATGGTCTGCGTCTTTTCGTCTTCAGTCATCGGAGTTGCCATTCATCTTCTCCAACAGCTTGTTTTGCGTCTCGACGTACCCATCCACTTTCGTCATGACCATAGTAATTGCGCGTGTCGCGTCTTCGGCTGTTTTAGCCCTTTTATCGTTACACTTCTCGTTAAGATCCATGTATTTTGCGAAAATTGCAGCGTTCCTTTTAGCTGTTTCAGCCTTGTCAGACTCGTAATCCTCACGCTGCTTGTCATTCACCCTCCGAAAATTGCGCAAGATCCACCACATCACTGGTACGACGACTGCCACACCAATCAGTAACATCGCGCCGACAGCACCGGCTTGGTTCAGGATCGTTGAACCGCTTTCTTCGAGAACTTCCTTGCTTATCGGCGCGCCTTCCGCCAGCAAGATATATGTCAGTCCGTTCATTCATGCGTTTCCTTACGCTCGGTTGTCCACAACGGCATCAAGCACCGCTTGGTCAGCAGCGTCGTTGATGTCTTGTTTCAGTGATGTTCCTGCTTCCTTGATAACACGGACACGATCAAAAGCCGCATTGTAAAGACCTTCAATGGCTGCAAGATCCGCGAGTGAATAGTCCTCGTCGGCAATTGTTGAAACATGAATCGGGTATGCCAACCCCGCGTTTGCTTGTGCACGACTGTGGAGGCCGACCAAACTGACCTGAGCCAGTGCCGAAAGTGAGAATTGCTTGGCATCGTAGGTGTAACCACCCGCGATCAAGACCATTGTTTGTACATCAATTGCTGTAATCTTGTCAGACTTTTGATTGCCAAGTGACAAAGAAACAAGTTGCCAAGCATCGCCATCCCATTGGTGATACTTGTCATCGTCGTCACGGCAGTTTCGTGTATTCGCAGGGACAGGAACATCTGTTCGATAGGATTCGGTCCCACCATCAAATGTCCCATCGTTTTCGAAATCAGCGAACCCACACCGGAGTAGATCGCCAGTTGCTGTTTCAATCACACCATTCTGACTCATGATTTACCCCTTAAAGTCCTATTTTGCAGCCGACAACAAACAAGTCAAGTAGATTGCTGGCATCATTGTTGATGTATGCAATCTGTCGGCTTGCATCGACCTGTGTTTCAAGATACTGGCGTTGATAGCCCGCACCAAATTGATCTTGACAACCAACTTGGTTGGGAAATTGTGAAACAATTGTCAACACCGTGTCACCACGTGCAATACCTGCATAGTCCCCGTTACCACCAGGATCAAGATTGGCTCCAAGCATGACAGACTTTGTTCCCGGCGGGCAAAAGTCCGAAAGATCGACGACTGTTTTGGTCGTCGCAGCACCACCCGTGAGTGCTTGAAGATTCGTCCGAGGCGTATCGTACTCGTAAGTATCACCTTCCTTGAAGAAGGGTACAAGAGTTGACACGCCGCTGTTTCTCACCCAACCGACCAAAGCGAAATGCGTGTAGCCAAATGCTTCAAGATCAGCGATGTACGTGCCATTGAAGCGGGCTTCATTTACAAAATAGCCCGCTGGACCGACAGAATTGTCTTCGGCATCAACGGCATGAATGATGGCATACCACTCGTTGGAAAGTTCAGCATCGATGAGACGCCCACTGACACCCGCTGAACCGAGTGAAGCAACACTGGGAAGTATCTGCTCATAGATCGTAACCCAACCTCGACCTTGTGTATCAGGAAGAGTTGACAAGGTATTCACCTCGCCATAAAGAACCTGGAAACTTGAGAAATATGTAAACTTGGTCGGTTTGTCAGAAACACGACCTCGGAGTGTTGCATTCGTATCAATACCTGCGGTCGGCGGGCCTTCCGACAATGTATCGCGGTGGATTACCGTCTGCATATCCGGCGAACCGAGTGACCGAAGCGACGTGATTTTCGTGTTTTGAAGGTTCAACTGTACTGTTTGTTTCCCAGTCGTTCCCGGACCCTTGAGGAGGAATCCTGCGGCTGACGTTGGATCTTCGGTACAGTTTTCGAGCGTCAAGACCATTTCGGTCGTGAAGGCACCGTGATTGATTATGACATCGGTAGCATCATCGGTCTTGAGTACACAATCCCGCATCCGTACCTTGATGCCGGTGACCGAAAGGTCTGTTCGGATAAAATCACTTCCCGTGGAGAGGTGACAATTCTCAAACAGATACCGACCTTGTTGTGCAATGTGGAAGACACCGACATCCGTTTTGAGCTTGGTGTTTGTGAAACGAATATTGGAGGCAAACTTGGTGTCGGCACCCGGATCTTTGAATATGACCTCATTTGCAAGATTAATTTCAGGGAGATCATTGCCCGTCGCACCGAAGATGCCCAGGACTTCAGTGGGCTTGATGATCGTGGCGTCGGCATCAGTTGTCGTATCCCCATAGGCGAGGATAACACCGCGTTGTGCGAGAGCATCGTTGGTGATCGCATCCAAAGCATCATTGAAGAACGTGAAATCCTTGCCAGCACCGAGCGTAACGACTTTCGTTTTGCCAAGCGCAAGCATTGCAACGACTTGCGCAACGGTCAGATCTTCGGGGTCACCTGTTCCTGCCGTTGTTCGACCTTTGATCCTGGCCGTCGCCATGTTGGCAGCTTTGGTGTTATCGACAGCATCATTGTCAATATCACCCGTTGCAACGGTATCCTTGGCTGCGAGCGCACCATCATCCGTGATGTCAGCAAGCGTGTGGTTGTGAGCATTCGGGTCGCGTGGGTCACCAGCATCGTCCAGGTTGGCATCACTGATCTTGGCATTCAAAGCCGCAAGTGTTGCAGCATTGTGTTCAGCACCTGCCAAAGAATGAGCATTCGGGTCACGTGGGTCACCCGAATCGTCCAGGGTTGCGTCACTGATCTTGGCATTCAAAGCTGCAATGGTGTCAGCATTGTGTAATGCGCCACCAAGATCGTGCGCCACAGCGCCGCCGGGTGGCGTACTGACGATCTCGTCGCCAGAGCGAATGAGGACTTCGCCGTCAACAATATCGCCAAAGGGTAATACTTCGTCCGGATCTCTGACAGCACGTGCAACACCCGCTGACGAATTGTTGGCTGTGAGTCCTTGACTATTAAGTCCCATTAGAGTGCTCCTTCGGTGCCCCAGCTGACTTTCCTGTTATTCAGGAAAAGTACCAGCTTGACATTACTGATGATTCCGGTTGACTTGAACTTCCAACGGAACATTTCTTCGTTGCTGACGGGTGGGTTGAAACCCAAATTTGCGGCAATTGTCAAGATCCCCATGTCATCGACACCAACAGCCGGTCCCTCTTCTTGGACAGTCATCTCCTGAAGATTTTCGGTCAATTCCCAGGAAACGATATACGGGAAGAGACGTGCCATCTCCTTGACGCCGGCGTTGAGATCACCAAATACGCCTTGCATACGATCAGACCACGCTTTGTGAATGGTAAGCGCAGTCCCGCCTGATGCAGGAAGAACAAGTCGATACACTTTCATGCGGTGGACGATTGCAGCGTCCGAAACATTACTGGTCATTACTCTGCCTCCCTGCCTCAACAGTTGTTTGTGTAACCTTTTCGCAAATTTGGTCCACAACATCTTCTGTTATGGCATTGCGAATTGTATCCTCGTGTTCGGGTCCAAGCTCTTCGATCAACTTGTCCATTACTCCGTCGAGACCATCGCTGATCACGGCGATCAACTCGCCCGTTAGTTGTACGACAGCAGCCTTGTCGAGAAGCTGCCCGAGACTTGATTCAAGACGGTGGGCTGAGCAGACAAGCTTTTCGATCTTCATGACCCATTCGGAGATCATGGGCGATGCAAGCATAAGATCGGCCGGGCCTTTACAACCCTCCAACTTCTCTTCAAGCATCAAACGACAAATGGCGATTTCATCGCGGAGACTCGTGATCCCTTCGGAGTCTGCAAGCTCCTTGGCTCGGGTCATCCACTTGGCACGAGAGAGCCGTATATTACGAAGCTCGATTCGGTCTGCTTCGTTACCTGCACGATTGCCCCCATGCATGGGGCAGAAGGTTGACTTCTCCATAGCCTTGTAGATGCATTGACCCTTACCCGTCACCCCTTGGCAACGATCCGGATCGTCATCATCCTTGCATCGCTCGAATTTATTCTCACTCATTTTCGTTCCTGGATCGTGAAGGATCTTGAAACTGTGTCCCGAAACTTAATCGGGTGCGTCCACTTTATAATACGCTCCTTTGAAATAAAAGTAAAGTAGAAAATATCAAATACTTTCTGAAACAGATCCATGCAGGATCGTACCCGCGTGTACACGTAAGATTAATGATCGCGCGCACGTGAGGGGATATGTGTAATGGTGCACGGATCTTGAGTCACGGGGAATGGATCTTGGATACAAGCATCGGGCATCGGATGTTGAAAATTCTGAATTTTGAAAATCTGAAATTTCAAAATTCCGATTTCTGAAAATCGCGGAGCTGTAATAGTCACTAGGGCAGTATGGGATTTTGACACACCGTGTCTATCTGACACTGTCGATTTGACCCCACCACCTTTGTACATTGTGTGTACACGTGTTGTACACCCCCTGTACAGGTGCTCACCCTAACATCCCTATTGACGTATTTTGTCACATGCATCGGGTATCGGTAACATGCAACCCGTTACAGGGCAACAGGTTATGGTATCTATGCTTCAGATGACTTGAGTATCCATAGGTAGCATAGTTGTAACCTGTTGATATAACTAGACTTAGAGATTAGGGTAGAGGCATTGACAATAAAGGGGCGCAAGTACGTCAGAAATTCACAAGTGCACTATACTAACAATGTAGTATAACGTGGTCTGGAAGGTGTAATCTCATAAGTCCTTTACTGTCAACAACTTATATGGATCTTGTAAGTCCTTTGGTGTCAACAGGTTACAGGCCAGCCCATGATCCATCATCTACTATTATAGTATTCTCATAAGTCTATACATACCAACGGGTTACAAGTTTGGCACGCTATCTGCTTCTCTTACTCTTGTCCGCATGTTGCGGACGGGGCACCCCGCCCGACGGGGGATGGAGGTCTGAGCTAGGTATGGAAAAGAAAATATGTCCAGGGTATCAGCCCTCTGATACCTATGCGGACAGGCTTGAACCGGGTCAACCGGTCCCCTGCCGCAACCGGGACGAACTACAACGGTATGCACGTGCTGCCGTAACCTGCCGACAACGCCGAAACCGCACACGTGCGGAGAAGTGGAGGGCTATGCAGTAGGAGTATAGGCGAACACAACCCGAATACCCGCGTATACCAGGCGCGGATGAGTAGGGGTTACAATTAGGAGGATTGTAGGCTGCGGGCACGGAAGTGCGCGGACGAAACGTAAGCTGAAAGATCCTCCGACTGGAGCGTATCGGCAACCTCACTATGGAGATTTGCCCATGCGTACCATCATCAACACCATTCGCGGTGGATTCCACGACGGATGGACTCGGATCACGGTGAAAACCGTGGCGGGCCTGTCGTGGAACACACTCGTGCAACCGGATGCAGACTTCTCGGAGATTCGGGCCAGTTATGTGGCCCTCCACACAGTGGCGCGTTCGTGCTACTAAAACTCACTTCCCCTATCCCGCCTTCATCGCCCCTAGTGGGCCTGCCGATGCGCTCCAGGATTCACGTGGCTTGGGTGTGGCTCCCTTGTTCCTTTGGAGTTGCTCGGGACAGTCGGTCCCGCTCCACCCTACTGGAAAAGAGAGTCTCACATTGAGCCAGAAAAGTCGAAAGAAGACCAACCTGTCATTCCTGTTGACACTCCCGGTCGTGTTCGTGAATCTCGCGCGTTTGATCGTCGAGAAGCACAACAATTTCCGGGACAATGACGACTATGCGGAAGGCCACATGGGCGAATACCTGCACGAAAATGGTGTGCAGTTCGCCGTCGTCGTGAAGGCCGTCAATCCGGACGATCCGGATACCGACTACATCGTCATGCGTGGGAACCGGGAAACCTTGGGATTCGCCGAATGGGCCAAAAACCATCCGGCCGAATACCAAGCGTACATCGACGAACACGGTGGCGTCCCGGTGCAAGTCTACAATCCCAAGACGCCGGAAGAAGAGCACGACATTCGTGCCGATCATTCGGCCCAAAAGGGCTTGGGTGTGGGTGGACTGTTGCGTCAAATGGTGTCCTACCTCGCTTCGGGTCGGACGTTCAAGCAGGCTTTGAAGGAATTCGCGATCCAAGTCAAGGAAACGCTGCGAATGGACGTGTTGAAGAATGGCACGATCCAATCCTTGCAGATGATCCTGTGTCCGAAGGCTGCCTACACGCAGTTCATTCTCCACCAGGAGAAGAAGTACAAGGACATGATCGCGAACTTCACCCTTGCCGAATTCCGCAAGATCGCTGCGGCGCAAGCCAATGCGGACTCGTGGGACGAAGACACCGGCTGGGGTGCGGAAGCCTTGAAGCTGTGGAACGAAGTCATCGATCACAAGGATGGCTTGCGCTCCGCTGACAAGGAAGTCCGTGGCAAGGCGGAAGCGGAAGCGGCCGCCGCCAAGGGCGAAGACGAAAAGCCCGTCTTCGATGCTCGCGTCCAAGCGGGCCAGATGAAATCCGAGATCATGAAGAAAATCCTCGGATGCGTGCAGCGTTGCGACCTCGGCACCCTGCACAAGATCGACGAAGAGTTCAAGGTCGCCGAGGACAAGAAGGCCGAAGCGGCGAAGAAACCCGCCAAGGCTGGCAAGAAGTAGCACCACAAGGGAGCCACATTCAGGTCACGTGAATCACCGACGCTTGAATCGTCCGGCCTTGGTGAAAGGACGGTGCTTATGAACGGAATCACCCTGGTCGAAGCTGTGGAATTGGAACTGCACCCGCAGGACGAAATCGAAGGCGACCTGACTCGGATCGTGGAGAATGTCCAAACGCTCCAAGAAGGTGTCGCGGAAGCCAAAAAGGCGGAGAAGATTCTTGAAGCGAAGCTGAATGGTTGCTTGGAAACGCACGCAATCCCGCTCATCAAGGCGGGTTTGGTGAAGATCGTGCCCATCAACACTCGGATGAGACGGTACAAGGACTAAATCTTCCAAGGCCGGAAGGTTCAGGCGTCGGGGATCGGGATCGCCCGGATAAGGATTCGGGACGTGCGACCAATCCAAATGGCATTCTTTGGCTAACAATCCGGGATGCCTTCCGGCTCCCGATTTATGGTTCAAGGCAAGCCTATAAATGACAATCGTCGCCGCAAGTGTACATAGCAGCGGGGATTATGCACATGTGCCCCTTGAATCTCCCGGCGTCTGACCGATACGCTCCAGGTAAGCGCATCGTCTGGAAAGCGAGAATGCTCATGTGGAAGAAAATTCTCTTGGCGATTCTAGCACAATTGCCAGTGCTCAAAGACGAAGATTCTCAAGTCGAATTTGGTGAGAATGTCGGTAAAGCCGTCGAAGATGGCTTTGTCGATGAAGGCCCGATTCGTGGAGCCGTTGAAGCCGTGATCCTTGGACTCCCCGAGGATGCCGAAATCTCCGGCGGAATCGCACAAGCGTTGCTTGCGCTGTTCAAGGAACAGACCGCAGCAAGACCGTCAATGTCGCGTAAGTCCACGGGTCGCACCTTCAACGAACATCACGTGCAATCAATGATTGCATCTGTACTCACGTCCTTTATGAACGACGCGACAATGGATCTTGGCGATTCGGACACAAGCAAGGTTCAACGTGCCCGTGACAAATGGGACAGCCACAAGATTCAACTGTTCATCCGCAACCACTAACCCTCAACGAGACGGTGCGCTTGCCCAATACGCTCCAGTATAATGCCGAATCGTGAACCTCCGATCCCCGATTCGGTGTCCCTGCGGAAAGGAAATGGTGATTTATGGCAAATGATCACCCTGGGGATGATGTAAGGGAAGAAGCAAAGGCTCAAGGATTGACAGACATAATCCCGGCCGACCCTTGGATCATCACAAATGCTCGTGGTGAGTTTCTGGCAGTCTGCCCGAAGCATGGAATCGCCAAATCGAGCATCATAATCTCGCATTCCGGCCAAGAAGGCGAGGTAATCTTTGAAGCGAAGACCGGATCTCACACAATCGCTATGGCTCCCGATGGGAGCGAGTATCACATCAAATGCGTTGCAATGTTGCATCGCCCGGATCATCTCTAATCTTCTTGCGGGGACGCCGAATCGGGGATCGGGCAGCCCGGAGGACGCTTAAAATGCGTAAGATTGCTTGATAGTTGTGGATATCACGCCCCGTTATGCGATCAATATCGCTGATTGGGGTGAAGGAAGCTACCTGATCGAAGTCTTTGTCGATGGTGTCGAGAAGGGTAGGATGTGGTGTAAGCTCGATCATGAGGATTGGTTGAATATCGAGTACCAGCCTGATTGGATCGACAATGTAATTGGCTTGAAGATTTGCATTTTGAAGTGTGTCATGCTCGCTCACAAGGGCCATTTGCCTGAATATTGGGTCTATAATCGTACGGAAGTGATCAAAGCATTGCGCAATGAGTTGATCTTGATCTGAATACTTGGCTCCCGCACCCAAGATCCTTGGGTGCGGGAGCCATTTTTTGTGTCCAATCTTGTGAAAGAATTGAATCTTCCAGATTCAACAGTCGGGTATCGGCGTCTGATAAACCAGAATAGGAGAATCGGTTGCCCTCTCTCATAGACACTTGGGAAGTTGAATCTCGCAATAATTTGGCCCTGATCATGACGATTGGTAATCAAGATTCGTCATAAAATTATTTCGTCCAAGATCAATGAAACTGACTCATTTGCGGCAATACAATCCTGCACGAATCAGTTCCAAGAAACACACGAGTATATCAGTTTACTTTGTTTTACTTACCTCTATAGTTAGTAAGCTCATAAGTCCAAATACCACAAGGAGTTATAAGAATTTACTATTCTTTACTAATACTTTATAGACTTTGGTAATCTTAAAAGTAGAATAAAAAGAGAGTATTATATATAGGTTTTGCTTTTCTAAGTCAGTAACAGTATCTAGTAACCCTATGGTATGAAAGGACTTATAAGTCCAATGCTCCACCAGTAAGTAATATCACTTAGAATGGTAGTCCTCTATAGTATAATCTATACAGTCCGATGCCCGATACCCGACTCAATACACAAGATCCATACAAGCAATGATATACAACATCCGATACCCGACTCCTTACACAAGATCCATGCAAGCACCGCAAATAAGGACGCCGATCCTTGCACCTAGCCAATACCTTAATGGTATCAGCTCCTTTTAACCAAAAGGACTTGATTGCGGGCAGGGTATTCCACCATCTCAAGATCCTCAACGCTTGCAACAAATTCCTTTATAGCTCTGGTCGCAAGGATCTTGGGTCGTTGAGGAAACCAATCGTCACACAAGACTCCACCACCTAGGATGATACGGTGCCAGAGACACTTGAGTGTATGGATCGTGCCTTCATAGTGGTCAAGATCCAGATATACAAAGCAGTATCTTACTGTGATGTTCATCATAGATTCGGGCAGCCAACCAGCGACAACTCTAAGCCTCTTGTAGTCAGAGATATCGAGTATTGCATCAGCCGATGCGTTGCCGAATCTTCCTTGAGGATACTGTTCAAGATCCGTCGGCTCATGTGATGAAGGCATCCCTTTGAATGAATCGTACAACCATATCACCTTCTTA